CGATTACGATGTCACCAATCGTCTTATATGTACAGTTTGCACTTTTGATTTTATCTGCAACGGTTGAGTATGGTGTAAGCGTTGATGTTCCGCTTTCGATATTTGACGAATCGTATTTAGTTGCCAAGGCGGTTTTATCGGCTTTAACAAGCAAAGCATTGTAAACTGCTCCGCTTGTCAGATAACACGGACTATTATTTTTGGGTTCACTGTCAAACGGCATTGAATTGAGCTTTTGGGCAAGTTTTTTGTCTGTTTTATCAAGCCTTGCTCCAAGCGAATTAGAACTACCTCTTGCATTTTCGACTTCTTTTGTGATTTCCGCAATAGAGCTTGCACCCGGGAAAGCTTTACTGTCATCGTTGATTACGCTTTTTCCTACACGCAAACAAACGGTTTCAGCAGTTATAATTTCATCGCCTTCTGTAAGCACAATGTCCATTTTACAAATGCCTGATAATGCGAGCATTGTGTCTGTAAGCGTAACTGTGACTACATTATTTTCGGTGTCAACGACAGCAGCTACGCTGTCCGCAACGATTACATTGTCAACCGTAGCATTGACTTTTGCTGACATCGTAGAGGCAAGGTCAACAGTTTCACCGTTGACGGTAAACGCAAAATCAATAATGCGTGAGCCTTTATCGCCCTGTCTGACTTCTAAGATTTCGTAATTCTTACAGCTGTTGATTTCGAGTGTCATTTTGGTATGGTTAATATTCAATGTTTTCACCTCATTTAACTATATAATCAGATAACTTTGACTTCGCTGTGCCAAGTTCGAGACTGTTCCAACGTTCGAGCACGAAATCATAGTCTGTTTTAATGATTTTGGCTTGCAAGCTATCGTTTTTGGTATCGACATAAACACTATCACATAAATGCAGTCCAAGCATTTCGGTGAGTGTTGGCGGATAATCAACTTTTACGTTGAGCGTAGGCGCTCCGTTTGTGTTTACGAGCTGCCCTCTTAAAACCTGCGCTTGAATATTTAGCTTTTGAATCAAGAAGTCCTTGTTCTCGCCTGTGTGAGCGTTGAAATCCCAGTAACCTGTTTCATCGCCGATGTAGACCGAACCGCCGTCCGAAACATCAACCGTTTTCACCTTAATTAGCTTAGATTTATGGGTTTTGAGTTCTTGCGGTTGAGAGCAGAGGATGACGTTCTTGTCGTTGTATGTGTCGTGGCAAGTGGCAAAAGCTGCAACGTGGGAACAAATATCATCTGAATTAAGCGTTTGCGTAAGACTGCTGATGTTACTTCCCCAGCGCAAATGGCAGTTTGTAACCGCCCCACGTTTTTTTAACAACGATACATTAAAGTTATTGTATTTATATTCACCGCCGAAAACATCAACGAGTGAACCGTCAGCACCGCCCATAAAATCACCAAGAGTACAGGGCGTACAGAAGCCAAGCGTCATAGATGATTTTGTGGTAATATCTGATGTAAATTTGAAATAGTGCTCCCACAAGGTTGCCTGCGGGAACAGCGAATCACCCTCAAAATCACGACCTGTGCAAAGTATATCCCACCATTCTTTTGGAGTGTGCACAACATCAGTTTGGTTGGAAGTTTCAATTAAAAAGTTGTTGTACAAATTATGCTTGATGTGCTTTGCTTTAACCGTAATTGATTTTTTGTCTTTGTACTGCAAATCGTAAATCTCAAAATACTGCGGTTCATCGGTTGGGTTCGGTTTTGCCTTAATGAAATACTGCGTGTCGAGTAAATCAGCACATCTGTCCGTTGTTGATAGTTCCATTTCGAGCAAATAATCGCCGTTTCGTTCCTCGGTAACTTTACCGCTGATTATTTCTGTAAACCGTCCGAGTAGGTTAAATCTACTTGGGCCGATTGTTTTAAAATCCGATTTATACAACAAAGGGAACATTTTTTATAATCTCCTCCAGTTCGGTCTTATTGACAGTAATGCGTTTTTATATGCAGTTACAACAATTTGATTGTTTCCAACCTTTAATTTAGGAGGTATAGTATCGTCAACAAAATTAGTTGTACCGTCTGATTTGTGTGCAATATACTGCATAGTTTCGCCGTCAAGCACAGCGTAGTCATAACCGCCTGTGCACTTCAAATCAAGTGATTCACCGTTTATGTTAATTTTAGCAATGGCCGTAGTGCCACCGCTCACATTCGTGTTAGTTATGATGATAGTAGGTAAGGATTCATATTGTTCGGGATTGTGCAAGGAAACCGATTTATTAACTTCAAAATCAATAGTCCGCTGTCCAAGCTCTGAATACCACCACGGCTTGCGGTTGAATTTGATTTTAGTTGTAAGCAATGTTGGGAGTTCACGAACAATATCGTCAATATTTGAAATATAAGCCTCGGTGAAATATCCGGGATTGTAAGTGTCCTTGTACTTTTGGTAACCTTGATTTAAAGTCAGCCATTCGATAACGGCCCTCGCAAGGTGCTTTGCTGACAGTTCGGATAAATACGGCAAAAAGGAAATTTCACGCTCAAATTCAACATTTTGCCACCGCCCGTTATCAAGCAAAACATCACCGTCTCTGCACGGGATTTCAACCGTTGAAACATCTCTAACGGGGATTTCGTGCTGTGGCGCTTGTGTGATACGACCGCCGAAATACGATAACCATTTACCTCCGAAATAAAAGTTATGCATATGCTCTCTGCCTCCTTGTTATTTCATCGGCGAGCCGATTGCTCATATCTTCGACAAGGCTGTCAATATCCATATCGTTATTAATTGCAACAGAGGGAATATTGATACTGATGTTGTTAATGATATTAGTGGAATCGTTTTCAAACACTGAGCCTCTGCCTTCACGCTTTGATTGACGATACTCCTCAGCCTCTTGAGCTGTGAGAACTGCCTCACCGGCATCAAGATATGCAGCGAACTTATCATGTGGAACATAATTAATGCCGGCACGGAAACGAGGTAAGGTTACTTCCGGAATCGGATCTATCTCCCAGCCAATCATTGATGTTGCCCAGTTTACGCCTTCCAACAATTTATTAATAATCCAAATAATGCCGTTGATTACATTCTCAACAAATGTAGGCAAAAGGTTAAAAACATTCTTGAAAATGTTAACAACACCGTTCCACGCTTGTTCCCAGTTTCCCGAAAAAACACCTTTTACGAAATCTACAATTCCGTTAAAAATCCCCGAAATCGGTTCAAGAATTTTTTTAACTCTTTTAATGGCATTGCCTAAAACTTCTGAAAAGATATGTGCAAGCCATTCAATCACCGGAACAAGTGCAGGGATAAGTGTTTCAAGCATTTCACCGAGTAGGCCAAGAACCGGTCGAAGAGCGTCAAAAACCAGTGAGATGACAGGCGATAGCTGTTCAAAAACAGGCTGTAAAGTGCCGACAATTGTATCGCACAACTCACTGATAATCGGGATAAGAGGTGTAAGCAAATCATTCAAAAATGTAGCTAAATCCTCTATAATCGGAGTAAGTGCCGCCAACAATCCATTGAGCAATACGCCGGCAAGCTGAACGAACACCTCGATTACGGGCATTAAGAGTTCTACAAGCGTACTTAATAACGGCATTATAGCCTGAATTATCTGCATGAAATACGGTAACAAGTCCTGTATAATCTGCAGTAAAGGCGGAAACAATTGTTCAACAATCTGTATGATGAGAGGGGCTAACTGCTCTATAAGCTGAGCTATAAACGGGAGCAATTCCTCAATCAATGGCATAATCTGTTCAAGCATTGATACAATTATCGGGGCGACCTCTTCGCAAATGTTGATTAAAACAGGGGCAAGGTTGTTTGCCACACTCTCAATCAATGGTGAGAGCTGTTCGAGGAGTTTACCGCCAAGACCGATAAGAGAGTTAAGGACAGGCTCGGCGACAGCACCAATCTGAGCCATAGTGTCAGACAACTGCTGATGAGCTCTGTTAGATTCCATTACATCGCCATTTGTTTTCTTGTATTGAGCCGACGCATCAGAATATAGCGATGTGAGGGTGGATGTGATTAACTGCTGTCTTTCTTGTTCTGATGAGCATTTTGCAAGTTTTTCGTTGAACTCATCTTCTGACACACCCATCCAGTTAAGAGCATCGGCAAGCGGACCTGTTACCTGTCCAACTTTTGCGGTTTCGTTTGCCGCCTCTGTCAAACCCTCAATAGGCAAGGAATCACCGAATTGACCGTAAACACCTGTGCAAATCTCTGTCCAACTTTGCAGGTCTTTTGTGGAATCGCAAAGCAATGATAAATGATTAGCCGCCTCAGTTGCTTGTCCGCTGTCGCCAACCACAGCATAGAGGTCGGAATATGTTTGCTTTGCGTCTGCCGCTGTAAATTTGTTTGTGGTGAAAGCTGTGTCGAGTTTACCCATTTCGGTGCGGTATTCTCTGGTATTTTCGGCAACTGACGATAATGCTCCGACACCTGCCGCCGCACCTCCGACCATTGCCGCTCCCCATTTGCCTGCGGTTTTGATACCGTTACCTAAGGTTGCGGCAACACCTTTACCTTTTTTCTCGGTTTCGGCGATTGATTTGTTTGCTTCATCATTGTTGACGAAAATAGAGCCAAACAGCTTAAATATTTCAACAGCCATTAGCTACACCTCCTCCCATTTGTAGTTATCAAGATAGTTTTCAACTTTTCTTTCGATTTCCTCTGTATTGACACTCTCAACGCTTTCAGACCGTGTCGAGCCTGTTGCCTTGTTTACAAAATCCATGTACGACAAGCCTGTGAAATTTCCTACAACAGTCAAAATATAGGCTTTGTAAAGCAATTCGTCATTACGGTCATTTATAGCGTTTTTGATAATTTTGACAGCATCTGAAAAAGACAGCTCATGCAGTACGGCAGTATTACCGCAACAATACTGCACGAGCATTCCATATGTTCTTACTTCAAGGCTGAGAGCGAGGTAAAAAAACTCTTAATATCATTCTCCCTGATGATCGCCTTTACATTGTCAAGAACTTCGGGGATACTTAATTTACTTACATCATCTGCCGTAATGTCGCCTCTGATATCGGCCAGCAATGAATAGAATTCCTGTTCTGTTTCTTTGGTTGCTAAAGAAGTTAACAGAGTAATCACAAATTCAAGACCGACCGCTTCGGTGTTGACTGTTTCATCTTTGCTGTTATTTTTAATAGCGATACGATTTGCAAAGTCTGCAATTTCCTCTTTGATGTCTGCTTTTTTGATAATGCGAGCAAGAGTGAATGCGTCTTTAATGCTTAATTTTCTCATAATTATGCCTCCGATGTTTCCGTTGTTTCCGTTTTTTCTGTCGGTCTGAAAATTTTAAACGGTGGTTTGATTTCGTCCTCTGAATCATAAACCTCAGGTGAAAGGTTACCATAGAACTGAGCTTCTACCTTACCGTTGTCTTTGTCGGCAATTGCAAGTGTAAGACCGTTCTCATTGAAGCCGTTGAACACCTGAATAATACACGGCTTATCCTCCCCGAGGAGACAGCCTACCCAAGTGATATTCTTAATGTAGTCACCGTCAAGAATAACATCTCTACCTGTGATTACATCGTAGCCTACGACCTTTTCGTCTGTGCCTTTGTCTGCGATGCCAAGACCGTAAATGAAGTTCTGAGTAGTCATTTCGGCAAGTGTTGCTTTAAGGTAAACCTCCCAACCGTCAACTACCGTGTCACCCTTAGTTCTTGTTTTCACTCCGTCAAATTCAAGTCGTCTGAGTGTCGGCTTGGCTGAAAATTCACCGCCTTTGATTGTTACGCCAAGGCATTTACCTGCCTTTTTGGCACTTGCGTATGTGTCCGTAGCTGGATCGTAGTTGGCAAAAAACGCACCTGCATCAAGGAGCATATGGTCAGCCGTCTTAGCGTTATAACCGCTGTACGGTTTAATCTTTCGTGGCTTAACTGTTGCCATTTTAATCATCCTCTCTTTCGTAAACCCTCAATTCAAGGGTTGCCATTATTCTATTTATTGTTTTGTCCGATTCGGCGACATACTGCCTGTCGCTGTTATTGTAGAATTTGTAATGCCGTTCACCTTGTGTATAGGTTGCCCTCGCAACATCCGAATAGATTTCATCCACAATATTGTCGATTTTCTCAGTGGTGAACCTATCATACAGATTAAGCGTAACAAGATATTTCTTGTACGGCTCATCAGTGTAAAGCTGTTTAATTTCATAAACAAGCCTCGGGAACCCGTCACCAATCATAAAAAATGAAGGGGCATACTGAGATAAAACCGCACTCAAAAAATTCTTAATGCTATTCACCGCTGTATTCCCCCTCGTTCAATTTGCGTTCTGCCTCTTCTGTACCTACGGCACTGAGGTATTGCTGTTCAATCTTTATAATGTCTTTGATGTTGCTTTCGGCAGCGTCGCTCAATGCTCCGATTTTTGGAGCTTTGCTTGTACCGATTTCTTGATACAAGCCGTAAAATCCGCCCGGCTTAAATCCTACCTGCAAGTCAGGAATTTTTTGCTTTGAGCGTACCCAATACTGTGTGTTTTTCGCTAAGCGCCCCGTCCTGCGTTTTATTTTTTGTCGTGACCGTTTACATACCAGTTTCCCAACATCACGCAGAGCGGCTCGTTCAAGCTCTTTGAGCGTATATTGAATACGGTCAACATTGCTGATTATCTCAACGCCGTTTTGGGCGATTTTAACTGCTTTAGGTAAAGACATTATTTTCACCTACCACATCCGTTAAATACAGCTCCGTACGCTCTGTGCCTTTAATCTCATACGCACGATAAATCTTGAACCTCTTATTTTCGAGATAACAAAATTCTTCGTTGTGGTACTCGAACGAGTTGACTTCAAGCATACATTCGGGTTTCAACCCGTTCGCCTGTGCCTGAAAAAATTCAGATTGTCGAACATATTTGCGTTGTGCATAAATCGTTCGGAGCTTTTCCTGATACACAATTTCGCCGATGTCGTTAGTTGTTTGCCCTGACTTTTCCACAAGTTTAACAAGAGTATCCGCATTCATTATGTTTATGCTCCTCTCGCCGCCATTGCATCACGCAATTCTTCGTAATGCCGTGCCCATTCGCTGTCGGCGGTAACCGAGAAATAAGCGCGGCAATAGAATTTGATTGCCTGCATAACAAGTGCAGTTGAGTTTTTGTCGTTGACATCAACTCCTGCACCTGCCATGTCACTTTTGGCAGAATCAATGAGGGCAGATATTTCATCATCGAACAACACCGTATTGATACGGAGCGAAACCTTTACGGCTTCAATTTCATTAGATACTGCCATAATTCAAACCTCTTTTAAGCGCTCTTTTTAACAAGCTTAACAAGACTGTGAGTATCCACGACCTTACCGTCTGCAAGCATTACGGCTTTAAGGACTGTGTTATCGGTGTCGTCTTCTTCGTACTTCTTGACGCTTAAGCCCATTACCTCATTGAAGATGTAATCGTTAAGATTGAACATCATCGCAAAGGTTGTGTCAGCTGAAACCGTGTCAGCATACGAATCCATATAGCCGTCTGTCGGGATAACAGCACGACCGAAAAGTGAGAGTGACGGCTTGCCGTTAAGTCCTTCGGACATACGAGCGACAGGCTGACCGTTGCTGTCTGTGATGCCCATGAACGCAAAGAATGACTTCTTTGTCATCAGCCATACAGCGTCATCGTATGCAGCAGGAAGAGCCGCCTCGGCAGAGCAAAGTGTTGAATATGTAAGCTTGCCGGTTTTTGCAATTCCAATTGTCTGGCCTTCAGGGGGAGTGCAAGAAAGAATGCCGGTTGGCGAACCTGAACCTGAACCCTTAACGATCGCCATTTCACAAGCCTTAACAACTGCGGTCTTGATCTGGTCGATAAACTGTGATTCAAAAGTGTCAAGCGCCGTTTTGGTCATAAAGAGCGAGAACGCAACCTTGCATTCAAGCTTATAGCCGGCAAAGACAACCTTGTCAGTAGTTACCTGCTGCTGGTCTGAACCCTTTTCCTCATCAACCCAGCTTGCTGTCGGACGGATGTTCTGTGTAGGGATAAGGAGCGCTGTCGGATAAGCCGTCTTGAACACTCTTGCGTAAATTTCGCCGATTTTTTCAAGTTCAACGATTAAACGCTGATACATTGTGGTCGGCACAATAGCCGCCGCAGTGCTTGATGTGGTCTGTGATGCCACATTCATAAACTTCTGTGGCACGGGTACACCGTTCTGAATATAGTTAGCAAATGCTTTTCTGTATTCAAGTGTTGCGTACATGTCCGTTACCTTTTCGTCCTCATCTGTAAGGTCGATGTTTGCCTTGTGATTCTCGAATGGTGCAGGCATTTTGATTCCCTCCTCTGCGTTTTTGTTTGCCTTTCCTACGGCAGAATTTTCAAAGTCACTGTCGAGCTTATCAATCTGCTGTGTAATCTCTTTCGCCTCGGCGAGCTTATTTTCTGCAATGAGCTTTTTGGCCTTGTCGTAGAGAGCATTTCTCTTGTCGAGATATTCCTGTTTGTTCATTCTTCTTCAACTTCCTTTCGTTTGAGCAATTCAAGTTTTGCTGTAAGCTGTGTTTTTTCATTCCTCATCCGTTTGATGATAGCATCAGGGATAAGACCGTTAAGACTTGCCGCAAGTTTAACCTCTTTTGGTTTTTCAGCGTATTCCGTGACCTTATCGATAAAACCTTTTTCAACCGCCTCATCAGCAGTGAGCCAAGTTTCCTTGTCCATAAGTCCGATAAGCTCGTCCTCACTCATGCCCGTTTTAAGTCGGTAGGCTGTCGCAACGGCTTTGCTCGCTTTAAGCAACACGCCTGATTCGTGAGCCATGTCATTGTAATCACCTACGGCATAGCTTGAAACATTATGAATCATAAGCATACCTGTCGGCACAATTTCAGACTTGCACGCACAAGCGATGTATGAAGCGGCAGAAGCGGCAAAAACAACCTTAATTGTTGCCTTACTTTCGGCGAGCATATCGTAAATTTCGGAGGCGGCAAAGATGTCACCACCTGACGAATTGATAACAACCTGTACACCCTCATCATCCGCCACTTCGTCAAGCTGTGACCGAATGTCGGCTGGGCAACAGGAGGCTACTCCAAACCAGTCGTAAATCCACTTATCATCATTCGTAATGATAGGGCCTTTAATGTCAATTGTTTTCGGCATCATTTTCACCTCCTTCGTCAACTGCAACTGTATCTAATCTTCTGAGCGGAGTATCACCGCCCGGAACAGGAGCAAGACCAAGTGATTCACGCCATTCATTTGGAAGCATTGCTCCACGGTCAACCATTCCGGCAAAATTTAGCTTAGTTTTAAGACTTGCAGATTGTAGATTGAACGAACCTACTGCGATGTAATTTCCACAACTACGCTGACGGCGAGTGAATAGTTTCCGTGTCAGCTCGTTTTTAAGCTGAATAATTTTAGGTGAAATCACCGCCTCGAAATAGGCGTTTTCTTCATCTTCGTTCGCTGTTGATGTGATAATTTTCACATTGGTGTTGAACAACTCTAAAATTCTGTTTTTTGTTCTATCCATCTGCGAAGCATTTGGGACATAGTCGTTCGGGGTTATCTGATTTGCGTCAACTTTTGCGTCAACTGCCGCAACACCCACAGAGCTGTTGCTGATGTTAAGGTAGTTATCAGCAAAAGTTTTTGCGTTCTTCTTCAAATCCTCAGGGCGCAACGATGAGGTATATTTCAGCAACCATTTAATGACACTTGAATTTCTGATAGCACTGATGATGCCGCTGTCGGTTGTTTCAACAATTTCGAGCAAAGGAGCAAGAGCCTTAAATTTGCCACTTCCGAATATGTCATTTTCAGCAAAATCATCACGCAAGTGAATGACATCTTCGGAGGCAAAGCGGTAAGTCTTGCCGTTTGCAAGGATAAATTCATACACAAGGTTGCCGTTAGTGTCGTACAAGTCCGTAGCTGATTTAGCCGGTATGAAATACAATTCCATAGGCAAGCCGTTTGTGTCTCTAATGATGAGCCAAAAAGCATTGCCCGATAACGATAACTGTGTGCTTGTCCTATATAGAAGCATATCCATTGTTGTGTACGGGTTGGGTTCTTCAAGCAAAAATTTGATGTAAGGTTCGGGATTGATTAAGAGGTCTTTTCTGCCGTCAACGATTGTTTCTCTTATGTGCTTAATTGATAATTTTGAAAATCTGAGAGCCTGTGCATTAACGCAAGCTCGGACGGTGTCGGAATCATATGCTCTGTTGCCCCACAAGAAGAAATTTGAATTATTCTGAGTGACAAGTTCAACCCTTGAAAAATTCTTTGTCTTTCTGACATTACGAACAGAATTTAAAAAGTTCTTAAATTTCCCCATTCTCTCACCTCCTAAACAATGCTTAAATATTCATCTTCGTATTCAAAATATATCGTGTAAGCGTCAAGCAAAGCCGCAGTACCGTCAATTCGTCTCGTTGACTTTGAGGTCTTAATTGGCTGTATATTACCGTTTCTGTCCTCATCTATTGCAGTATTTGCGAGACACCATTTATCAATTGGATTGTTGTTGTAGATTATTCTTTTCTTGACAAGGTCTGCTTTGAGGGCTTTCATCGGGGCAGACAATGTTTTCTTACCTTGGTGTACAGCTTCCATAACGGTAGGGCCGAAAGCGTCAATCATCTGATTAACCCACATCTGAGCTGACCAAGCGTCATAACCCTCTTTCCACAAGTAAATGTCGTATTCGTCTTGTAACTCTTGATACCACGCTGTTACAACACTTGCGTCAATCTTGTTTCCGGGGCAGGTACGCATAAAGCCCTGTTCTATCCACTTATCATATGGAATTTTGTCCTCGGTTACTTTTTTCTCTACGAGGTCTGCCGGTATCCAGTACATTGACAATACAAAAATATTTTCATTGTCAGGCACTCGGAACAACATCTTGGCCGCTGTAAGGTCGGTTGTGCTTGATAGGTCTGCGCCGCCTATCCCGTAGGTCGGGCGGAGTTCCTTAACATCAAATTTTGTTTCGTTGTTAAGCTCATCAAAATTGAGCCACGATTCAGTTGATGTTTCGGCTATGTTAAATTCTTTGCATACAAGGTTGCGTACAAGTGACGGATTTGCCTGTGCTTTCTTAACTTTGCTTGCAAGAGCGTTTCGGTTTTTAATTGTACCAAGTCCCGGGTTTGCCTTTTCCCAGCAATCGGGTTTTTCCCATTCTTCGCGCTTGTCAAGCTCGTAGATGATGTAAAGGCTGTGCTCATCTTTGTAGCCTACCTCGTCAAACAAGCCGTTCGTGGTGCGGACAGCATCGTCATAGATTTCATCGTAGATGTCCTCTCTGATTTTTCCGGCTGTTGTTGTAACAAGGATAAGAGGTTGGTCTCGCCCGATCGTACCGTCTGCCATAATGTCATACAGCTGTCTGCCGTTTTTCCACTGGTGCAACTCATCCATTAAACAACAATGCACATTCAGACCGTCAAGCGTGTCCGAATCAGAGGCAAGCGGCTTAAATACTCCGCAATTGTAGTCCTCCGAACTCAATTCATTTAACAACGGTTTAATTCGCTTTAGCAAAGTTTCACTCTTGCGAACCATTCGTTTTGCTTCCTGCCATATAATCTTGGCTTGGTCTCGCTTGGTGGCTACCGCATACACTTCGGGACCGGGTTCACCGTCACCGATAAGCATATACAAGCCAATCGCAGAAGCAAGCAACGACTTGCCGTTCTTTTTCCCGATAATCAGCACAGATAGGGTATATTGCCTGATGCCGTCATCGTCTATAAAGCCAAAAGTCGCCGCAAGCCACGCTTTTTCCCACAGTTCAAGCTTCACAAGCTGACCGCCCATTTTGCCTTTACTGTGTCGGCAGTAATTTTCAACAAATTCAATAATGTGATTTCCTCGTTTTGCCTCGTAATGATAGCCGTCTGTCGGATTAATCACCTTATCACTTAAATGTTTGTACCACTTGCGTATTTTGTCGCAAACAGTAACCTTGCCGTTCTTTATCTGCTCATAATATTCAAGTATCGGATTATAGCTTAATGGATAGCGTTTCAAAGCTTGTCACGCCCCTCAACAAAATCGTCAAAGCCATCTGTTGTCGCAGCCTTTGCCTCGGTCACTTTCGGAAGCATATCGTTGAGCTGTTTAATGTATTTGAGATAGTTGCCGAGCATTGTGTTATACAAATCTGCCTCAGGTCTTTTGCGCGAGTACGGCTCTTGTGTTTCCGACTGCGAAAATAATTCAGTCAAGCCATAAATTGCAATGTCTTGTTGCAGTTCTTTAAGTCTGATTCGAGTGAACGCCGCATTTTCAATCAAGCCAACAGCGAGGTCTTTTCTTTTAACCTCTATGTCCTTGTAGATTTCCGTTAATCGCTTTATCTCACGCTTAATCGCTCTTTGTTCCTTCTGTTCGTAAGTCATTTCAAGTCACCGTCCTTTCACACAAGATTTTAGGGGGAGGGGGGGCTATATGTAAGGCGCGCAAAAAATCTAACTGCCCCCCTCGGTCCTACGGTTACCGGTTTCCGTTTTTTCAACGGGGGGGATAATCGGTCGGAGCATTCCGCTCTCGTCAAAAAAATATTTTTTCGGTTCGCAACCTATCCCATGTCCCGGTAAACCATCGTGACATTTTTTGCATACATATAAAAGATTGTCGTGGTTGAGAGTAACATCAGGATTGTTTATGTTGCCCTCATTAATCATGATCTTATGATGTACGATAAAGCCGTGTTGTTCTTTGCAAAGCTGACACAATCCGCCGTCAACAAGCATTCGCTCTGCGATAAAACTTTGTCGGCAATCCTGCCACTTTTTCGATTTATAGAATCCTACGGCAAATGCCTTAGCCATACCGTACACCACCAAAAATAAATAGAGCTACGATGCAATAGCCCTTTTGCACCATAACTCTATTTTAAACTATTTTGTGTCCCAAGTAAGGGACTGCTTTTTAATCTACTAATCCAAGCAACCAATCAGCCGATGTTGATAATGCCAGAGCTATTCGCTTAACATTGTATGCCGACGGTTGACTTGTCCCTGCTATGTAATTGTAGATGTTTGACCGGCTCACTCCGGACTTCCGCGCAAGGTCCGAAGGATAAATATTCCGTTTGGCCATTGCTTGTTCGAGCCGTCGAGCGAAAGTTAAATCGAAAGTTCTCATAAATCATTGTCCTATCATAGCCTTATACTTGTCGATATGCTTCTGATAATTTCCGTTCGCCTTTGCTGCTTGAATCACTTGCCGAACCTGAGAAGGATTGCGCTCATAGTCTTTTGCAATCTGTTTAACAGATTCACCGAGGAAATCATATTTGCAAAATAGAAATTCAGAAATATCGGTTAATGGTCTGAATGGTATTTTAGATTTTTTAGATGACGCTTTTTTTCTTTCTCTTTCTTTTGCCTTCTCACTGAGAATTTCTTTTCGACAAATCGGACAGTATTTTGTTTTAAGGCAAAGTGTAATAACTTCGACTCCGCATTTTTGACAAGTGATTGTTATTGGTTTAGCTGTCAATCTACTTCACGCTCCTCGTCAAGCATACCAAGTTTCTGCGCCAACGCAACAACAGCGGTTACAATCAAACGCAAATCCTTACCTTTGATGTTACACATATTAAAGCAAACATCGCCCTCATCGTTATCAAGTTTACCAAAATAAATAACAAGTCCCTTTGTGATTATCTTGCTTTCATTGTTATCGTAATTAACGGTAATGTTTTTAATATCTTTCATTCTTCCACCTCACTTTCAAGCCAATGTTTTGTACAGTCAATACAGCTTCCGTTGAATCGCTCTTCCATAGGGCAACCGAAATATGGAGTTCCATACGGGCAACCAAAAAAACTCATACAACTCCGAGCCATTTCGTCAATTGACATCTGTTTGATTTTTTCAAAGTTTGTCACTGTTTTCACACCTCACCTCAACAATTCATCTGTTGTGATGTTAAATAAATCCGCTACAGCTATTATGGTTTCGATATTAGGCTCAAATTTTCCCTGCTCATAGTAAGATATACTTGTTCTGCTCAAATAGAGCTTTTCACCTAACTCATCTTGCGTTAATCCATTTTTAAGTCTTAACGCTTTTAGCTTTTCTGGGAATGCCATTATTTTTCACACTCCTTATCCATTTTTGTACCGCAGTAAGGGCAATATGGATACAAATCAAAGCCCTCGTAAAAAGTGAAAAAATTTTTACACTCAGAGCATAAATAATTTGTATAGCCGACATCCCCGCTGTCGTATTCCCACTTACCGTATTTAATCTCTTGCATATCACACACGGTAGCTTCGTTGGGTTTACTTCCGTCAACTTCGATAATATGCTTAACTGTTTCGGCATTTCGTTTTGAATTAAAGTATATCGTGTTTACACTACCGTCTGCGAACGGTATATCCAAAGCATAGTCACCGCAAAAATCACGGATTTTTAATTCTTTTTCAATCATCGCTCTTCACCAATCCTCTCCGTCAAAACTTAATTGCCCCGGTAAAACACCATCCTGCATCCACCAGTGATAAACCTCAAGTCCATTAGCGTGTTGTGTAGCTTTGCCTCTTTGCTTTCTCACTTCAAGCATCTTGTCGAATGCTCTTATATACAAATTTCGGTACTTGGGATATCGTGCAAATTCCGCAAATCTCTTCTTACTTACCATTGGACAGCCAATGCATCCAACACGGTCAAATCCACAACTGTATAACGGATTAAGATTAATGTGTTCTTGGTTGATGTACTCCCTAACATCACTATCCGACCAATCACAAATAGGGTTGAAGATTATCTTCCCTTGTAACTGACAATGCTCAACTATCTGCCTCTTATCGTCATTGTCATTGTTAAGGACAATTCTATTTGACAGATTAGAAGAATAAGTTTCGATTATTCCCTTCGACCGTCTTTTCGTGCTTTCGGCTCTTCGCACTCCTGTGGCAATAGCACGATTCTTACCGCCTGTTTCTTTCAGAATTGCACAACAATATCTTACTAACCTTGTGGGTGGAATACCTTTTTGCACTATCAGTGACCACATAGATGTCGGCTTACCCTTGTATCTTGGCATATCAATGTTGCATTTTATGCCTTTAGATTCCAACTCATTAAATTTATTGCGTATGTGGTAAACTGTTTCGGGAGCATCAGCCGTTGTGTGACTATGTTGAGCTTCAAAGTCTATACCCGATTTAATCGCTAAATCTAAAATAATGTCGCTATCTTTGCCACCTGAGTAACAAAGCATAAGCGGTTTATCATAGTAGCGTTTACTTATTTCTGCTCCGTCACGAAGTCGCATTATAGCAACCTTTTCTAAGTCCATTACTCTTCACCGTCCTCAATAGGCTGATTCCAGCATTTTACGCAGTTACCGTTTTTTCTGCAATCATTCAGACTCATCAGTCCTAAGTTGTACGGACATGCACCTTTAGGTATTCCGTCTATTCTAAGCTGAGCGTTCGGATAGTTCTTCAAGAACTCCGTAAGAAATGTCTTTTGCGGATACGCATTGCTCCACCTCTGAACAACTTCGATTGCTTGTTCAGGGTAAGATGATTCAAAATCCGAACACGTAACACCTATGCCGTTATTCCTCATGCCCATAGGGCAATCTGTACATCTAAGTTTGCACACTCCGCTCGCCTGTCTACCCATTCTTTTCTTTTCGCTGAAGTAGTTTGTAGTTTTCGTACAATCAATCATTTTCTTCGTCTCCTTCAAAATTAACAACTTTTCCGTTGTCTGTGTAGTCCCGCTTCTCAAATTCAAGTTTCAGCTTGTCGATAACCACACGGTCGATATGCTCCCAAAACACTTCGTCAGTGTCAGAGTGTTCAATTATTTCGGTCATAGACTTTAGTGCCTTTGCGCATCTATCACGGCCAAAGCCGAAATCCTTATACAAAGCAAATACAATCGTCTTAAAAATTCGCCTTGTGGCGTCCGCAATTTCCTTGTCCTTGACTTTCTGATATTCTCTATCTGCAAGGCGGTTAATCTCCGCCATAGTCTCTCTTTTCAGCTTAACGGGTATTCTCGCTTTCAATGCTTTCTCTCCTTTCAAATTCACAGACAAAGCCTGTGCTTACGGGCTTGCAAAACCTACAGTGCTTACAGCAGTAAACGCAGATGTACAAACCTTTTTCAGAGTACGGGCATTTCCGTATGCTACACGGATGATATTCGTGTTTACACTTTCGACAAACCTGCAATTTCATAATCAATCACCCAATTGCAGATATTTTTCAATTGTCTGCTTTGCTGATGTACTGCCATAACATACCTTTACGGCGTATCCGCACCGTGAAAGATTCTGCAACCATTTATCCTGATGTTCAGAAGTCTTATTGTTGCCGACTTTAAGCTCAATATATAAGCCGTGATATTTACCTTTTGGCACAGCAAGGCATAAATCCGGAACACCTGCCCTAACTCCTTGCCTTTTAAGATGTGCGGCTTCGGCTTTATCTCTTCTGCCACCATTTGGAACAGCGTACAGCATTGAAAGTTCAGGATGTATTTTCATTTGCACACATTTATCCGCCCATTTAATGAGTTTACATTGCTCCTGTGCTTCAGACATCATTTTCATTTCCTCTCGTAAAACGGTAATTCTTATTTTTATCGGCTTTAATAAAAATTTTCGGATTAGCCATTTCTGAAATTCTACTGCCTAAAGCCTCATCAATCTGCGAAATCTGTTCAAGTGATAATTCAGATGTTATGACAGTCGGCAATCCTTCATTGTATCTGTAATTGATAATCTTAAATGTAGCATTGACATCAGCTGTTGAGACAAAATCGCCCCTGCGAGTTTTAAAGAAATCATCAATGTAAAGAATTTCCGCTTGCTTATATGAATTTATGAGAGCTTCATACACCTCTAAATTACTCGATGCCTGCTTGATTTTGGTAATATCATCCTGCCAAAGCATATATTTAGGTGCTTTGCCTTTTTTGAGTAATGCTCCGACAATAGCCGTACATATATGTGTCTTTCCACAACCGGGCTGACCGCCGAAGAAGAACCAATCAGAGCATTTGTCAATGTACTCATATGCTTTATCTTTCACATATTTCTGCCAATCTGAGGTTGTCTTGTAACTTTCAAAAGTATATCGTTTAAGAAGTTTTTGAAGACCGCTGTTCTGCATTCTGTGAAGTTCATCTCGAATTTTCATACAATCACATTTGCAAGCAACCACATCATATGTAACCTGCCCGAAAGGCGTTTCGCCTGCCTTTACACGGTAAATATAGCCTCGGTTCATACATTTCTCGCACTCATAGCCAATGAGCTTACCGGGTGTTGAGTTAAACACTTTTGCTTCTTGTTCGGCTCTTTCTCTCGGAGTGAGTTCTTTAGAAGACTTTCTCGCCCGTTGGATAATTTCCTCCGCTCGCTGTGGTGACATTATTCTTGACATTATCGCTTGGATTGAATCCATATCCTACACCTCCTCTGTCTTGGACCTTATTAAGCCATTTAGTTATGAACCCTTTGATACCATTCTTTGTTTTTCTCCTATTAGGATTAGCCTCAAGCCAGCCGAGCATAGAACGCAACTGTTGTTCTACATCGACGGCAGGGTATAACTCCTTATAGTGTCGGATATCAAAAACAGATACTTGATACTTACTCTTATCATTCAAAGGTAATGTAATGAAAATATTTTCACCGGCGGTGTCGGCTGCTTCTGCAGACGGCATCGCACAGTTATTATTTATATTTACTTTACTTTTCTTTACTTTCCTTTGTGTCATTCTCGGAGAGATTATACTCATTCTCGGAGAGATTATGCTCATTTTCAGGTATAACTATATAAGCCTTTGTTTCTTCCGTTTTCAAAAGCCAATATAATCTATTTATTGTGCGACCTCGCACGGAGCGTTTTTCGATAGCGTACATATATCGTTCTTGCATCATTTTGTTGGTCAGTATGCTCTCCCTATCAAACAGCCCGTTATCAAACAGCCCAATTCGTAAGCAAAGCTTAACTACCTGATTTACCGTATCTGATTTAATTCCACCGCTCATTCGTTTCGCTATCGTGGCAGCACTGGTTTCTTCTCGCCACTCATAATAGTAACCATTTGTTGCATAAGCTTTGGTACAAATCCAAAAAAATACTCCAAAGCCGTCCCAACCCTGTGCATCAATAAGCACATCAAATCTCTCATCATCATCGAACAAGTGAACATCCCAAGCCGCAAAGTCAAGCCCTCGCTTTGGTTGTCCAGCCATTCACTGTATCACCTCTTTCTTTTTGTATTAAGTTTCAGCTTTGTACAAAGATATTCATCAAGCTCTATACCGTAGATTTTGTACTTATCAAACAGCTCTTTTTCGTGCCGATGTGCTTCATCGTGGTGCTTTCTGCAAAGGCATATAGCTTTTAATCCTATATGTACAATCTGTTCCCTATCTCGCCCCATACCAATTCTGTCAACATGATGAACTTCACCTGGTGCATTGCATATTGCACACTTACGATTTTCAAGACAACTGTACAAGTATCTGCCTATATCATCTGTAACATTAAGCAGAGTATCTCTTGTTCCGATATTTTGGTAGAAACAAAAATCTATCAGATAGCTTATGAAATCTCTTGCTACGCTTTTTTCGCAATCAGACAGCGAAAAGTATTCAATGCCAAATTCACCGCAAAAATTAAACTTGAAATATTCTTTAATCCATTCGGGATTATCTCCGCACCAAAATGCTATATCTCTGATGATTGCGTATATTTTTCTTCGCTGTTCGGCAGAAATCGTGCGTCCGTCAACAATTCTGAGTTCAATTTCATGTACTTGTTTCTGTGCAAGTTCTCTGCCGATACGCTCATGCGGTCTTACTATTAAGTTATATCCGTCATAAGATACTATGTTCGCTGATGTAATCATACTAAGTCCTCGTGTTGGTGCATATAAACGAAGAAACTGTTATTACCCATATTTTGATACAACCATTCATCGCACTTTTCTTTGCTCAAATGTGTACGAAGAACTCTATCTTCGTACACATATTGACCTTTCAATCGTTTATCTTTTATTCGATTAAGTAATTCTGTTTTTGAGTAGTTAGCTTCTACAAGATACAAATCGTAGTTCTTAGCTGTTATATGAGCGATTTCCGATGTATCAGTTGCGTATATAACTTTATATATCCCCTGTTGAGTGTTGAAGTGTAACTTCCAGCCGATATTAGGAACATCATGCCGAAGTGGTACTGCTGAAAAAGTAATATTGCTGATTGAGTACCATTTATCCTGAGCGACTATGAAAGAATTGTATTGAAATGAGGTATCACCTAATAAAAAAAGCTTTTTGCAAAGATAATTGGGGTAAATTATCCGAATACAAGGGTGTTCGGACAGCAGTCGCTTTAGAGTAGCAACATTACAATGATCTCCGTGTTGATGAGTTAAAAAAACATATTTAACTCGGTCAACCACTTCACACTCAACAAGTTTGCTGAACGGCACTCCGCAGTCAATCAAGACCTGACCGTCAAGAAAGACTGCGTTGCCCTTAGAGCCTGTGCTTATTATCTCTAAATCAATCATTTCATTCTGCAAGATCATCGATTGAGAATGCTTCATCGGAATCAATCTGCTGTTCAGATGATTCCGGTAATGGGGCATCTGACGGTACATCTGCGTCAATCATTGTATTCGTTTCATAATCGGGAGTACCGTCGGCATTGATTATATGATTGTCAGCTTCATACGCTGTCTGCATTTCAACACTCATAACACCCCATTTGCTGATAAGCTGTCTGAGCATTGTTTTCTTAGCCATCGCATCAAAATCCTTTGCCCAAAAAGTGTAACTTGTACCCTTATTGACATCGCTTGCATATCCGGCTGAATACTTTAATGCGTGCTGTTTCATCTTATCCTTACTCCAGTAAAGAGCCTTTTCAAAGCCATTTACATAGCGAAAATAAGCATAATATCCGATTGTTTCAGCTGTTTCACGCTCTGTTTCATCTTCAATCATTTTGATTGTAATTTCTTCTGTGAGCGGATCCCAATTAAGAAGTTCTCCCTCTTTGATTTCCACCACATTAAGTCTTTTATACTGTCCTGAACGGATAGCAAGCTGAATATAGCCACGATAACCAAGAACGAATGTTGCTGTTGTACGATTGTTCTTACGGTCCTTAAACGGAACCATGTAATACTGTCCAAGCTGTGGTGATGGTGGCAAGCCGAGCGAATGTCCGCAAAGTGCCGCTGAAAGAATTGTTCCTGCATCACATTCTTCGAGTGCCGGATTGGTACTCACTACTGAGGTAATAGCCGCCGTGAACTTTTGAATTTCCTTCGGGTCTTTCATTGAGTTTGAAAGACTTTTCTGAAAAGCCTGTGTCTGGAGCATTGACGAAAACTTCGGCTTTCTCTGCTGAATCTGATTGTTTTGATTATTATAATTACTCATAGCGTAATCCCCTTTCGTTGATTAACTGCTTAACAGTGAGTGCAAAATCTTTAAGCTGTGATTTTGTACCGTAAACCTTGAATGACAATGACAGAACTTTTTCATCTTGCTGTGGCTGTTCTGATATTTCTTCAACCGGAGGAGCAACTTCTTCAGGCACATTTGCAACAAACGGTTCATATTCGTCAAGAGTGTTGCTCACAGCCTGCTCGGCTTTTTCACGCTCTGCTCTTTCGGCTTCTGCCCTTGCTTTTTCTTCTTCAATAGCCTTGTACCTCTCGGTTACGGAAGTTATTGCAACCGATACATTCAAAGACCGCTTATACTCGTACAGGATTTCGTCCTTGTGCTCCTGCGTTGCGATAAGCTTTAAGTCATCCATAATCTTGTCAAGGTTAGATTTTATAGTTTCTTTAAGCTTTTTGAGAGATACGCTCATAGTAATGTTTAAACTAACTTGCTCATATGCCACAAAATCAATACCGAGTGATTTTGAATACTCATCAAAATAGCTTTTTGATTTTTCGTACTTTTCCTGTTTAAGACCCTGCTCAATGGTGTCAACCTTACCTTTAAGGGCGGAATCAGCTTTCTTATAAGGCAATAACACGCAATCTTTGTAAACTGTTTCAAAAGCCTCATAAGGTGTTATTATTTCCGATTTAACCGCTTTTCTGCGACTTTCAAACTCAGAAAATTCCTTATTGAGTTCCGAACGAAGTTTCTTGATTTCTTTGTAATTTTCGTCGGTACAGACCATCTCACAAGCTGAATTCACTTTTTTTTCAATCACAGATTTTACTGATTTGAGATTTTCAATGATAACAGGTATCTGCTTTACCTGTATCAATGATGATTCAGATTCGGTTTCTGCAACCTCATTAAGCGATGCAAGAACAGTTGTTTCTTGCATCTCCGGTGAATTGGTGGGTTCTGTAATTTTTGTCATAGGTTTAATCTCCTTCCCATTCTTCCTCGGTAATGCCATGAAAAGTATCAGCACATTCTCGAGAACAGAAAATGTCATCGTTTGTATCTCTGAAATATGTATAATCAGATCTGAGTTCTGAATTACACATTCTGCAATATCCCATAACTTGTGGTTTTGGTGCATTAGGGCAAGCAGATTTACACGGAGTACTTCTGCACACTTCACACATTTAAAATATCTCCTTTTTCGACTGATTATAACTATTGATTTTTCACTTCAATATGCTATAATGATAGGTGTTTAAATTTCTTTTTGTTTAGTCCCGTATTGCTATGCTCAAGCAATGCGGGATTTCTCATTTTTATCAAGCTGAATTTCAAATAAAGCCTTTGAAATTCTTTCAGCTCTGAGTTCTTCCCTGATAAGCTGTTCAAGGTAATAATCCTCAAGGCGTTCACCGTTTGCATCACCAAATCGGCTGATAATAACCGCCAACTTGTTCTTAGCGTGTGCCTTAGCAATTTCAAACTCAGATTCAGTGCATATGTATCCGTTTGAGGATATAAAATCAGTGTAATTCAAAATATTTTCCCACCTTTATATTTGATAAACATTTTGCTAAGGTCCGCAAAATGTTCTTTTCATCAAACAACCTTGTAGTCGTTGGCATTTTCAACCCCCACACATTCAAAGCCGATTGTTTCGGATTCAGGCGTTTCAAGGGCTTTGAGCTTGCGGGCAAGTTCTGCGTTTTTCGCTCTTTCGGCAACATATAAGGCTGTCACCTTGTTAAGCTTTGCTTTTGTTTTGTCCAGACGGCTGTTCGCAATGTCACGCTCCTGCTCGGTGCTTGCAAGACTTTTTTGCGTGTATTTAAGCTGGTCTTTGCTGTCACGGTACTTTTTTTTTAGCGACCTTTTTGTTTCTAAATCTTTAAATGCCATTTGTTACACTCCTTTCTTTTGGCGGTTATTTGCAATAATATCCATTTCTGTGCTCCTCTATATACTGCTCAATTTCGTTTTTCTTAAAGCGCCAGAGCTTTTCAATCTTAAAAGCAGGGATTTTGTTATCTTTTGCAAGTTTTGCAACATGGTCGGGATTCATAGCGAGCAATCGTGCCACATACGGCACATCTACTACACACGGTATATCATCCCAATTGATGATAGGTCTTTCTCTCGGCATATGTACACCTCCTTAATTTTCGTTGGTAATTTTGTCTGAAACGATTTCGACTGATTCAACATCAGCAACGCTGAGAGCCAGTTTGAGCAGTACAACCTCTTTTCAGCTAAGTCCGTTTAATGGGACTGCAGTTGTGTGGTATTACCTACTGTTCTTTTTAAGAATTTCGTTAAGCCGCCGAACCGAATAAATCTTCGATAGATAAATCAGTTTGTAAAACCGACTTTAAGCGGAGAGCTTCATCAAGCGTAAATGGATATTCCCCACGCATTTTTGCACAAAACTGTCCGTATGAAATTCCCATTTTCTCGGCAACTTCTTTCTTTTTCATTTTCTTTTCAAAAATGATTACTTCGATTTTGTCAAACACGATTTTTCACCTCCTAAAATGCGATATTTCGTGTTTCTGTATTAAATATAACACGATATTTCGCACTTGTCGACGGATTTTTAAAAATATTTTTACGAAATTTCGCATTTTAGTATTGATTTTTCGTAAACGGCGTGTTACAATCAGTAATAGTAAAGGGTGATTAACTTGACAAGAGAAGATTACATAAAACAGTTAATAAGTGACAAAGGATTTAGTGTAAAAACCTTTGCCAAAAAAATTGAAATACCATACAGCACACTTAGATCTATGCTTAAAGGCTCTATTGGTGGAGCTGCTGTTGATAGTGTGATTAAAATTTGTGCAGGTTTGGGAATTAGCATAAATGATTTGCAAAATTGCAATGCGGTTAAACTACCTTTTGAAACATCAGACAAAGAAAAGAAACTTATAATCGCATACAGAAATAGCCCTGAAATGCAACCTGCAGTTGATAGATTGCTCGGTGTGGAAGATGAAGTATTGATACCAACGGTTAAAGCCGCACGAAGTGACGGCAATAATCAACCAATTGAAATAGTTGATCTCCCTGATCTCAGTAAGTTTGAGCCTGACGATACAGATTTATAAGTACATAATAAAAAACACCCCATAGGTTACAATACCTATGAGGTGGTAAAACTTGAATTATGGACAATATAAAAATGCGCGCAATGCCTCTTGGCAATGCTTAATCGACTACAGAATCAGCAACTTGCCTGTTAAAGTCAGTCAGATAGCAAAGCAAGCAGACATTGTTTTACTGAAAAATTCGGCAGTCAATCTGCTAAGTGAAAATGAGAGTGGAATAACTTTGATGCAAGATGATAAGCTGTACATCGTCTATGCTGATGAGCAATCTCCTCAGCGATGCAGATTCACAATCGCACACGAGCTTGGACACATTTTCTTAGGGCATTTATTTAAAGCTGACGGCAACGGCTTTTTAATAACTGATGATGCCGAACATTCGGCAAATGTATTTGCTCGGGACTTGTTAGCTCCGGCTTGTGTGTTGCACGAAATGCAAGTAATCAATGCCGCTGCAATTGCAAATTTATGTGACATTAGCCTTGAGGCGGCAACCTACAGGGCGGAAAGAATGGCAGAGCTTGAACGCAGAAACGCTTTTTACCTACATCCGCTTGAAAGGCGGGTAAAAGAGCAATTTGCAGATTTTATCAACAAAAAGAAAAACCCCCCACAGCGGCAACTGTGAGCGGTCAAAATAAGGATTAGAGAAGTAGGAACTCCTCGAATATTATTATATAATATTTGACATTATGTGTCAATGAGGAGGCTATTATGGGATTATTATCAAAATTATTTAAAAAGCCAAAATCAGAGGTAAAAACTCCTGCGATGCAACCGGAATCGGGCAAGTCGCACACGAAAGTTTTTAAAGTTGCAGGTGTTACCTTTCAGGGCAGGCAGAAGTTACTTAAACAACTCAAAACCGACAAAAAAGCAGGCAAAGTGCTTAATGTGCAGTTACAGGAATACGATTATAAAGGCGAGCCTGCAATCAAGGTGCTTGTCAACGGTTTAGATGTCGGCAATCTCCATATAGAAGATGTAGCTTTTGTTAAAGAAAATCAAGAGCGAATTCTTGGCATTAACGATTTTACAATTGGTGAACATTACGATGAGAACGATAAAGTAAGTTATAATGCAAAGGTTAAAATGCTCATAGCAAATAAAAATTAAAATAAAAATAAAAACCGCCCTGACCTGTTGGCGCAAGTCAGAGCGGAAACCACCACACGCAGGGTGCAGTGATACTACTAAAAGCAATAATATTGTACCACAATCCCCTGAAATTTTCAAGCATTGAATATCAGGGGATTTTTGCACCCTTTTTTAAGCAAAAGGAGTGTATTACATTATGAAAAAACGAAAAGACGGTCGCTATCAGAAGAACATCTATATCGGTCGGGATGAAAACGGTAAACGAAAGTACAAATCCGTATGCGGCACATCACGAAAAGAGGTTGAAACGCTTGCCGCCGAATTAAAGCAAAAACTCGGCAAAGGCATAGATATCTCATCTGATGATACATACGGATGTTGGAAAAAACGCTGGCTAACGGTTCAGAGGTCACTGCAAACACCACAGCAATACAAAACACTTGAACGGTATCTCAAACATTTTACAGAGCTTGAACCTTACAAAATCAACAAGCTGACAATTGCCGACTTTCAGGAAATCGTGTTCGACTTAGCCGCTAAGAACCCAACAACAGGCAAACCCACAGCGAAAAAATCGCTGAAGGAGTTCATCGCAACCGCAAGCCGAGTGTTTGAGTATGCTATTGAAAACCGAGCTATCGACTTCAACCCACTGAAATATGTCAAAATATCAAAGAATGCGGCAAAGAAAAAAGAACGCAGAGCCTTGTCACCTGAAGAGCAAAAGCTAATAATCAACACTCCGCACAGAGGAAGATTGCCGGCAATGATTATGTTGCTTGCAGGACTACGAAGAGGTGAATGCCTCGGCTTGCAATGGGCAGATATTGACTTGAAACGCAACAAAATAAATGTTCATCAGACTTTGGTTCTTGACGGAAACAATTCTTACATAAAAGCAGGAGCGAAAACAGAAGCAGGTGTCCGCAAGGTTGATATCCCGACCGTTCTGTCAGACTATCTGAAAAGTCTTGCACCCCACTCCCCATTTGATTATGTAGTCACAACCACCAAAGGTAAACTTATGACAAATTCAGCGTGGCGGAGATTGTGGGAGAGTTACATCAATTGCCTAAACCTCGAAGCATTCAATTCACAGCAAGGCAAAATTGTCGGCATTGCTCCACGCAGTAAATACTGCCCCGACGGTATTCCGCAGGTCATAGAACCGTTTACAGCTCATTGTCTTAGACACACCCACGCAACAAATCTTTTCTATTCGGGCTATGATATTCTCTACATTCAACACCAGTTAGGGCATACCAAACCCGAAACCACCTTGAACATTTACACGCATTTAATGCAAGATGATACTGAAGCACCTGCGAAAAAACTTGATGATTTTCTCAATCGTAAAATAAGCTAAAAAATAAATGCAAGGCAAATATTAGGCAACTGAACTTGAAAAGTCCGATAAACACTAAGCTTTTCACACATTTATTAGGTGGTTTGGGACCAAGATGCCGCAGGTTCAAGTCCTGTCACCTCGACCATATCGAGTGTTCATAAGGGATTTGACTTATGAACACTCTTTTTGTTTTATCATATAATTTTTATGTACGGGCAAGGGTAACACCTTGCTCTTTTTTATGCCGTGAATTGTTCGGTTATATACTCTACGGCAACACCTTTGCGTGTGTCCGCAATGTGGGTTTGTTTTGTGGCGTTCGGCAATTCGATATATCCGATAAAACGGTAATATATAACGATTCGTTGCGTTCGACTTTTGCCTGTGCCCTCTGTTTCAAAAATATCAATATGGTCAATCAGTTCTCGAAGCAGCGGTGATGTCAGATTATCCATTTGCATAAACCTGCGAATTGCCGATATGAATTTTTCATATTCCGAATTGTTGTTTTTCAACTCTTCGATTTTGTGTCGAGTATCCGCAATTTTGGCTTTTAAGTTCATACGCTCTTTTTCGTATTTATGGGATAACTCAACAAACCACTCATCGCTGACTTTTCCGATTACATTATCCTCATACAATTTTTCATAAATTTGCGATACCGTGTTGTTGCGAGCAATCGCTTTTTGCAGTTCCGACTCCAAAAACTTTTTGTCTTTTTCTCTTTCTTCGTCATTTTTCCGCAAAAGCAGTTGTGCAAAATATGACTCGTCAATTTCCAACATTTCAACAAGTCGCCTTAATTCAAGTTTAACAACTTCTTCAAGGGCGTCTGCTCTGACGTAATGTCTTCCCTGACACTTTCCTCGATAATCAACTTTGTTGTCGGAACAAGTGAAATAGTGAATTTCTTTATTCGAGGTGCTTGTGTGGTATCTCATTTTACTGTGGCAATCTCCGCAATATATCAATCCGTTAAATATACTCCGTTCGCCGTTTTCTTTTTTCGGAGCCCGACGCTTTGTTTTTGAAATAAACTTCTGTACTGTTTCAAATGTTTCTCGGTCGATTATCGGCTCATTAACATCCTTGAATACAGCCCAATTTACGTCTTTTGTTTTTAAATGACTTGGAATATGTTTTGAAATTGATAATATCTCCGCAATACTCTTGTTGAGAAAGAATTTTTTGAATAGTGGTCTTACACCATTTGTACGGATTGGTTTGTGTTTTCTTTCCGCCTCTGTTCAGTCCTTTGGACCGCCAATAAGCCATAGGAATAAGCACTTCGTTTTCCTGCAATTCTCTTGCAATGGTTTCATTGCCTTTACCGTCGAGGCACATTTTGAATATGCTTTTCACAACGGTTGCGGCTTCTGGGTCAATTATCCATTTCTTTTTGTTTTCCGGTGATTTCATATATCCGTATGGCGGTTGTGATAACGGCTCTCCCATACTGCCTCTGAGCCTGTGAGATGAACGAATCTTTTTTGAAATATCTCTCGCATACATTTCGTTTAAGATATTCTTGAACGGTGCAATTTCGCTTTCGCCCTCATCGCTGTCAATGGCATCGTTCACGGCAATAAAACGAATATTATGTTCGGGGAAATAGCTATCGGTATAATTACCTACCGAAACATAGTCTCGACCAAGGCGGGATAAATCTTTAACCATTACGGCAGAAACAAGCCCGATTTCAATATCGTCGATAAGCTGTTGAAATCCGGGACGATTAAAATTTGTTCCGGTATATCCGTCATCCACATAATATTTTGTATCCGTTAAACCCATTTCTTTTGCTTTTTGTGATAACAACTTCTTTTGATTGCCTATGGAGTTACTCTCGCTTTCCGTTCCGTCATCACGGGACAAACGACAATAAAGAGCTGTTATCCCTATTTGATTTTTGTTTTTCGACTGCATTTAATCCTCCTTTCCGACAGTCGAACAATCATATTCATCTGTCATTTTATCATTGATGCTATCAACAGACAATTCTGCGAAATCGCCCGTGAGATATTTTTTCAATCTGTTATTCAAATGATTGCTGTCGCTATATTTTTTAATGTTAAAATCCTCAAATTTACCGCAAACGATATATCTTACTCCATTTATCATATATTCGCCTGTACCCAAGTCGAAATTTGTTATTTGCTTTTTCATATCATCTCTCCCTCTCACGCTGTCGGATTAAATATTTTCTGTAATGCTCGCAAGCTTTAATTATGAAATCTTCGGTCTTTTGTTTATCCAAACCTTTTGGCAAGACATCACGCAGCTTGTCGGCAGGTATTCGCACTTGCTCTTTTTGATTTGGC